TTTATATTTGAAATATCTGTGGGCTGTTGAAATCGTTGTGGTCTTGTATTTTGTAATGCGATTGCATCAGCAGTAAAATGTCTTCTTCTTATTTGAGGGTGTTTTGGTTCAAATTCAGAATAATGAACTAAAGAACCATTCCATTCTTTAACCATTTCCGTATAAGGAAAAGCCATTCCAGATCTATCTGATATTGATAAACTTCTTTTACCTGTTGCCCATTTTGCCATTATTATATTCCATTAGGGTAAAAAGATTGAGGTGTAATAAACGTAGATGCTCTTTGACCATCTTCATCAAGAGCTCTCTTAAGTTGGTCTTCATAAATTAATTTATTTTGTTGTACAAGCGTTGGTGAATTTTTCATAGATAAATAATAAGCAAGTCCTGCAACCATACAAGGTAAAAATCTAAATACTACATCAGCATCATTAGTATAAGATCCAGCATCTTCAATTCTTTTAATTACATAATACTTTAAATAAGTATATGTATTTAAATTAGGGGCTTGGTATAAATATATTTTTGGAGTATCTTGCCTAGCTACATAGTATTGAGAAGGCTGACCTACGGCTAATTTATTGGGAAGTGCTGAATAAGCAGATCTGTCAATTTTAGTTAAAGCAACATCTTGAGTATCTGTTGTATTTGAGCCTGCACCAGTAGTTGAAACAAATGCTTCAAGAACATCACTTACTCCAGAACTTACTGAATATTCAGCTTGTCCAGAAACTAATTGATTTTCATGTAAGGATACTTTCCATAAGTGGATACCTCTATTGGCCCATTCTGCAAACAATAAATTTAAACTAGTTCTAGCTGATTTTAAACTATGACCACTAGTTGTAGTCATACCACATCTTTCGTAGGCTTCCTGTATAATTTCTTCTATAGATAGATCAAATGTAGTCGTCCCTGAAGTCGCCATTATTATCCTTTTTACGGTTGTACAATTTCTTGGATTGTATCACTTTTTGACTAAACTTTGAAGACCTTAGCTTTTTTGCGATTAAGTTTGTTTTTAAATTGTAGTTTTTTCTTTTTTTCACCTCTAGCCCCTCTTAACTTACCGTTTATTTGTGCAGTTATTTGTCCTCTTCCTATTGCCATTATATTAAGTCCTTCGCCTTTCCTATAATTGGTTTGTATTTAACTTTTTTATTCTCTCTATAAGCATGCATAAACTGTCTTCTTGGTTGATAAGGTATGTAACTTGCGTGTATCCATCCGGAATTTGGTTCTCCAGGTGTGTAAAACTCGAGGATCAGCTGATCTGTTTCACAGTTCATATGGACCCAATCAGCTACTTCAGCGTTGTCAACTCCTATACATTCGAAATCAACCGCCTCGGCTTTTGCATGTTGAGATTTTTCTGAACTCCCTATAGCTTGGCAAAGCTGAATAGTACGGAACCCTGATGTGATTTTAACTCTACCGAAGTGGTCTCTGACCGGTTGCAATACATTTTCACATAATGTTTTTAATTTTTCTATTTGATCAGAGTTAGGATTATTATCAATCCCTAAACGTATAGCCGTGTCTGATTTGATTAACTCTTGAAGAGTGAAATTTTGTGAAAGGTTCATTCTATTATTTTTTTTATTGCTTTGCTACCATCAATATTTTTTTCTATTTCTGCTTCTACTTTACCACATTTATATTCTATGTTATCGCTAGAAGATCTTTCTGCAACTCGCTTACCTTTTAAACAATCACTCATTGCAGGTTGAATACGATGCTCTGTTAGTTCTCCTGCTATAAACATACATAAAGCTACAACAGATTCAATCATTCGTGTGTACCATTTCCATTTCGCCTAACTTTATCTTTTAAATTTTCAACATCATCTAATGCTTTTTCTAGTTGTGCTTTTAAAAATTCTATATTAACTTTGTTAGTCATATTTTGTTCTTGAGTTTTCTCTAACTTCTCTGTTGTTTTATATAAATCTTCTATTAACATGTATTGTTCTTGGTCCGTAGGCAATTGCTCACTTTTTTTTAGAAGATCAGCTTGAAACAATTCACGTGATGTCTCTAACGATGTTAGTCTAGCAGTGACCTCAGTATAGGCAAACACACCCATAGCAACTGCAACAACTATACCAATCATATTTTTAATTGGCATGGCTACTGATGTTGTATCACTAAATCTAACTTGTCTATCTTGGCTCATTTTTTAGGCTTTGGTAATGGTAATATATAATCTTTGGGTGGTGTTTTTAATGTGTTATTCTTCATTATATCCTTTGTACCCATAAATTTTTTATCTTTGTGTTCAGGTAATTTTTGATAATCATCTCTTAGGTCATCCCAAGCACTACCTTCAGGTCTTTCCTGATTTTCATCCTTCACTAATATACCAGAGCATTTTGCGACCAGCAAATGGAAGTTTGGATTGTATTTTAAAGTAGGGTTTTTATTTACTTTTCCACACATTTTCATTAATTCTAGTTGTTGTTTTAACTCCATATTCTCTTGTTGTACTTTTTTAAAATCATCAGTGCAGGCTGATCCTAGATAGTGTCTAAAAGTAAGACGTAAGGACCTATCATCAGAAGGGCTGTCATAATTATTATCAGAATTAAAGTGTCTATACCTATTCTCTGAGTCCCTCTGTTCGATTGATACGCTAACATCACCAGTGCTACAGGTACTAGTACCATTATTAAGATAGTCATTTCTGCTATGCGCAGGTCCACCAAACAATGCTAACAAAGTCATCATCACAATCAGTATCGCTGTAAATCTGTAATCCATCCTGGCTATCTCCATGTTGCATAAATCCTTAATAGTTCATTTCTCTGTTTAAATCTTTTATATCGTAAGTGTGCTCTCTAACTTGATCAGCTAAAGTTCTGTATAAATTTTCGGCCATCTGCCAAGTAGCTTCAGCAGAAGATAATCTCGTGTTAATATCTGTAATACTTGTTTCTAATACACCAACATCTCTTTCAAGGTTGGTAAGTCTTAATTCGTTTTGATTTATTGTATCTGTAAGATTTACTATATATCTAACACCTGTAAAAGTTCCGACTATAACCGAAGCTACAACCGGAACCATTACTATATTTTTTTTAAGTAAATCTACTAAATTCATTACTTAACAATATAAGCTACAACAAGAACAACAACTACAAGACATTCAATCTTGTGGTCTGACCAGTAATGCATAGCTTTACTTTTTAATTTATCTATCATCTTTTTCTCCTTTTCTCCTTTTTTTACTATCATCCTTAGATGCAGTAAAAAAATTCCATATATTATCTAATGCTCCAAAGAACGAATAAAAAAATTTGTCAATCATAGTTTTTAAAAATATTCCTATTATTACTAAAATAAATAATGAGTACAGTGTAACATAAAGAAGGGTATCTAAAAATAACCAGTAACTTTTTACTAGCACTTCCATCTTCTTCTAGCTTGTCTTAACCTAGAATTGGGGTCTGCTGCGGCTTTAGGGAATTTTTTCATTTGCCCTGCTGATCTTGCACAATACGATTTTCTACGTGCTGATCTTTTTTTACCTGGATTATCTTCCGTTACTGCAGTTGATAATTTACTTCCTGGATTTTTTCTTCTGTATGAAGCAACTCCTGCTGCTGTCATACCTGCACCACTTTTAGTGGATCTAAAATTCTTTTTATTTCTAGCAGGCATATTATCTCCGCCTCTTTTAAAACCAGCAACACCACCAAGCGCTTTTTTGTTTTTTTTAAAAAAAGAAGCTAAGGGTATTTCTTGAAACCTGTCCATATCAGATCTCCAAGATGATGCAGAACCTTCACTTCCGTATCTTGACAAACCCATGCCTCTAGCAGAATTTGCTCCAGGTGTTCTTACGCTATGTGTTTGAAAAGAACTACCTTTTTGTGACTGTTTTTTGATAGGAACCATCTTGTCATTTCTAGCTCCCGCTCTAATGTTGTAAGCTTTAATTGATTTAGTTCCTCGTCCAGCTCTTTCAACATTTGCTTTAGATTTCCTTGCTGAAAGAGTTCTTTTACTAGGTGTTTGTTTAGCTTTTTTAGCCTTAAGATTTTTCTTTAAACTTTTAACAATATCAATCAACTTTTTGCCTGCGTATTTACCGCCTGTATAAGCTAATTTAATTTTGCTCATCTTAAGTAAATGTAATTGTTACACCTGCAGTTCCAGCAATAGTTGCATGTATTCCGTCTACAAATAAAATACCTGAACCAGGTAAATACATATCTAAACCTTCAGTTCCGAATAAGTACGTTGCAATCGTTGTACCAGTTGCTCCACCACTTTTAAAAATGATTGAACCACTTGCATTACCTTTAGCTTGAATAGATGTAAGCCTAGCT